GTTTCAAGTTTTTCAGCCAAATAAGTATAGATAACTCGCCTTTTCTGAATTGTAAACTTTTTTCGTCTGCAATTGTTGAGATATTATTTAAAGGCTCTATCATTTTGTCAACATCTTCCATCAATTCCACCCACCCTTGAGTGGACATCATGGAAAATCTCTCGTCATAGTACTTCTGAAGTTCTGGATTCATGCTCTAGTCATCTGCTTTTCAACAATCTTAGCCTTGTTCTGAATATCCGCTTCTTTAAGCATCAATTCAGCAACTTTGACACGCTTATCAAACTCTCGTGAAGCCAAAGCGTCATCAGTTGGGAGGTTCTTGGTGTTAGCCGCCATACTCTTAGCTTGCAACTCAATAGGCATCAATTGCGCTTCAGTCAATAACTTTTGCGCTTCAGCCTTGTTCTGCTCTGCTTGAGTAGTTTGGACAGCAATCTGTGCTTGAGCTAGTTGCATAGCCATTTGTTGTTGCATCTGAGCCGCTTGTTGAGCTTGTGGGTCAGGAGTAGCCATCTTATCAAGCATCTCGATCAATTCAAATCTGTTTGACAGAGAAGAATTAGCCATAATGCCCTTCAAAATGATAGGCAAAACAGGCGTATTCGGGCCAAGAGTCTGAAGCAAACCAATCATCTGCTGTTGTTCATGCTCTCTAGCGATGATTCCTAAAGCAGCAGTCGGAATAAACTTCATGTCCACAGTAGGATAACGCTCGGGGTCGAACTGCATATAACGATAAGCGGCTTTGGTGATGAAGGGGATCATGAAATCCTCTTGGAAGTTCACCAAGGTACGCTTGTATTTCTTGATAATCGAGGCAGTAGCCATCGAAATACCGCCCTGACCCGCATCTCTGGAGACCGCAGTAACCATTCCTTGTGAGTCAAGAGTGCCTGTTGCCATCAAAAGCATACGCTCAAACTCTTTGGCAGTTGTCAGGTTAGAACCATCTGTATTACCAAACTTGAACGGGAACAGAATCTCATTGGGATTGCCGTTTGTCAGGATAGCCTTGCCTGGCTTTACTTCAAACTTAGCACCCCGTGGGAGGCGAGTAGCATCCATAGCCATCATTGGGCTAGTTGTAAGAGCAAGTGAATCTAAGTGTGAACGAACTTGGGCATCTATGGCTTTTTGTGAGTTGTAAGCCTTCTCAACAGTGCCACGACCCAACAATCGATTAGGAACTGTGTCGTCCTGATAAGCAAGGATAGGGCGATCTTTCATCATGTATGGGTTCTTTTCAGCTTTGAGAAGAGTCCCATCATTGGCGATAACTACGATAGCCTCAACCAGATCGGAATACTCATCCTGAATACTGTCTTCAGGGAATAAGTCTTCTACTTCGCCATTTTCTTCGTTTTCTAGCTCTTCAAGATATTCACGAGGAATGAGTCCATAGTAAGTTAAAAGTTTTACTTTATCGTCTTCGTACTGAGAAACCTCTTGGGTAGGCTCTAAGTCTGTGTCCATTGAGTCAGTACCGACCTTTACCTTGCGGTAGATGCCTTCTTCTTGACCTTTAACGATCTTGTGGATAGAGACATATTTCTCAATAGCCACGCCCATACAGTCATCAATAGATGTTCCATTAGGGTCAAACAAGAAGTTACGGGGGTTTACGGGAACAATCTTGACTGCAATTCGGTCTTGTTCTACGACTCCGATAGCGGCTTGTCCCATTTGACCAGGTATTGCCTGAGTGCTAGGAACATAGACTTTCTCTGTTTTGACAACAATCTCACCAATACCCGTACCATAGATTTCAGCAAGTAGCTCAATTTGGTCAATAGACTTGCGAATCTTATCAACTTTGAAGTCTTCCATGAGTTGTGCTTTGATAGCAGCAACATCTAGGGGGCTACCATTGACATCACGAATATCGTCTTGAATGTCAAAGAACTCACCCTGACCAAAGATGGCTTCCATGATCTCGGCATGGCGTGTCTCTACGGCTTGTTGGGTAGCGGGGGTAACAATACGGCTACGCTCTGAGTCTCTAGTCTTGTCTTGGGCATCCCACTCACCATTGAAGATACGCTCATACTCTAGCCAATCAGACAGGCAATTGACATCTCTCCAATCCCTCCATCTATCACAATGGTTGACAACAAAGTTAACTATCTCTTTGTCTGAGTCGCTAGGTTCTTGGAATTCCATTCTTATACCCCACTAATAATATCTACTGGTTGCCAATCCTCGCTATCATCCTCTTCCATGTAAGATGTAACAGCCAGTTGGTCAATGTAACTGAGGGAGTCAGGCAAGTCATCATGGACTCCTTGAGCAGGGAACAGGATTAACTGGTCTACAAACTCATCCCAATCTTCTTCCGAATTTAACACAATTCTGCCATGCTCGAACCTACCTTGTAAAGCCCAGATGATTCTGTCTGCTTTTTTTCTATTCCCATGGGTCAAATCCACGATGTGGGCATAGGTGTTGTTCTTTCGCATCAAGTCCGATAAGTAGGGCAAAACAGCGTTCTTTAGTGCCCCCCTCTCTATCCCCACACTTAAAGGGCGGTAGTCCCGAATAGCTATCAGTATCTTGGAGGCGGTTTCTCGGATGTCCCAACGTCCATGTTCAATCTTCTCAACAAACCACTTCCCATCGTCTGTAACCTTCACTATCGAGATGGCAGACTCGTCCAGACGCTTCTTTGAATTCGCTGCTTGTTTGGCAACTTCCTCGAATCCTGCCAGGTCAACAGCGATGTAATAGCTTCCATGTTCAGGACTAACCCCGTATTTGATCCACTCTTCCTTGAAGATGTCCGAACCTGCATTGGTAAACGAAGCCATAAACTCTTGCTTGAAAGCGAAAGAACTTAGGGTTTTCTTAGCGGAATCTATCTCTGCTTGGTCAATCAAAGGGTTATCAGCAGTGGTGAAGTGCCAGGACTTCCAATCAGGATCATCTTCACTCTCGCCTAGTTTGAAGGTATCGTAGAACCAGTTGCGTCCTTTAGGAGTGCCGATAAAGAGTGCTCTCCCCCGTTTATCAGACAAACTAGCACGAATGACCTGTTCCCATGCCTCGGGTTTAATGTCGGCAACCTCGTCTAATACGGCATAGGTCAACGAGACTCCACGAAGGGTATCAGGTCTATCCGCACCCCGAACGTATATCCTAGCCCCGTTTATCAGGGTAATGTCTAGGTTGTTTACGTGACTACTCTGAATAACCTCTCTTCCAAGGTCTAGCAGTAAGTCCCAAATAATCTGTCTTGATTGTCCCATAGTGGGACTTACATAAAGAACCGCAGAGCCTTGTGGACACTTGAGTCCTTCAATCAGTAGGGTAACTGCTGCCATACGGGACTTACCGCACCTACGCCCAGCAGCCACAACCTTGAATCTAGTTTGGTCTTTAAATACCTCTTGTTGCCAAGGAAGTAGAGAGAAGTTCAGATCAGCCATATTTAGCCTCTACATCTTCTGCATCAGGAATGGTGTCTATCACAGTAGGTTCTTGTCCCAAACCAGTGATATTGATGGTTACGGCACTTCTCTGACTCTTATCCTTTTCAAACAAAGAAACAGGAAGAGTCCTATCAAGACACATCTTCAAAGCTACTAATTGATGGGGATGCTCATCATTAAGGGCTATCTCAATAACCTTCTGAGCCACATCCTTACCTCCAGACCTAATCATCAGCTCTTTAAGCTCCTTGAGACGTTGATGGTCTGTCTTAGGTAGTACTAGGGGTGGATTGTCAGCAAACCTCTGTATGGTCATCTTGACGCTTCCCTTTGGTCTTCCTCTTCCTCTTTTTTCCATTTTGTCCTCCTTGGAATGGATTAGTTCATTTTAGCTTTTTCAGAATGGGGGTGGCTCCACAAATATCTACCAACCCAACCTACCCCCTCCCCCCCTACTGTATGCCCATCCACCTAGGGTTTACCCTTAATGGTTTATACCTAAGGGTAGGGTTTCTACCTAAGGGTTTACCCTAAGTTTTGCGTTATGTTAAGTTGTTATGTTAAGTGGAAAAAGAGCAAAAGAGTTGGAGGGTGCTTTCTAGTACTACTTGAGCTTCTATCCATTCCTACCAATTCCATTTCAGTTACCCTTTCTTCCCTCTATCTATTCCTTACCTAACTCCCTATTGGTTCATCTGTTAAGGGCTGATCCTTTATCCTCGGATAGGTTAGTTACGAACCCTATTGTATCCAATGGGTCTTCTGTTCTATAGCCTATAGAGTGGAGATGATGGTACAGGGCTAACAAGTTCTCGAAACCTTGGCTGATGTTGCCTTGTCCAGCGGATAAAAGTATTTGCAGCTTTGGGTTGTCTAGTTTTCTTCGGAACTGGACTGTATCTGCCTTTGGGGGTCTAGCCATGCTTCTAACCTCTCCAGTAATTAAATTAAATTAATTGTACTTTATTAGGGTTTATCCCTATTTTTTTTGTCTGTCAATGAATTAATATTCATTTACCGGACTAGCGGAACTAGTGACTCTAAGGGTGTAAACAATGAGCTTCTTTAAATCTGATCTCTTCCTTGACCTGGCTACTGCCGTTGTTATCGGCCTTGCCCTGTGCGTTGGGCTGCTTGCTTACTTTGACGTATTGGTAAAGTAAATCTTTTGTTTTCTAGAATGGTGATTTAGAGGGGCTATGCTCGATGAGATTCCTGATAGTCTCGTTGAGTGCCTCTATCTGATCCATCTTCCTTATTGACCACGCCCTCTTTTGCCCATGCCATCCAAGTACAGGATTCCGGTGACAATCCACACATAGGGCTATACAGGTGTACTGGAGACCCTGTTTGAAGTGATGGGCTTCTGATGGCCCTGATGCCTCGCATACTGAACATGGGAGATTTTTAACCCTTGCAAGGTGCAACCTCTCTTTGGCGTTCAGTTTATTGTTCATTGGGTTGCTTTGATTTCCATTCGGGCTGAGTACTGCTCGGTTCTATACACCTCAATGCGTGTTTGTGCAGCGGTCATTAACCAACGATAACGCTCTTCCAATTCGACTGCTTCCCTTATGCCTTCCAATATCTGAATGTAATCAGGGTGAGCATAGGCATAGGTTTCCTGTTTTCCAAGTACTTCAGTCCCTGCCTGGCTCATGAGTTGAGCCTTGCGACTCTTGCGAAACTCCTCCAAAAACATCCGAGTAGCCTTAGCCTTGGAATAGAGAGGGGCAGTGTCAATCAGGAATTGCACCGCCTTGTGGGGATTACCATCGCTCATGGCTGAATATCCGATGTTTGCTTATAGTTCAGCTTATGGTGCTGAAAACGCATTGCTGCCTCGCACTCTAGCTCTTTAAACGCCTCATCGCTTAGCAAACCGATACAGTTGCGACCCTCAAACCAAACCTCACGAATTGACTCGTTAAAGGTGGAATCTAGGTCTTGCTCATATTCGTAAACTACTGTTACGACTTCGCTGCCAGCACCTACTGTTGTGTCAAATTCCCATGTATTCATCATTAACTCCTGTTTGAAAATTAAATCTTACCTAATTGTTTGTGTAATACCATAGGGATTTACCCTAATGTCTGAATCATTCTTAAAGCGGCTTCAGGGTTGTCAATCCTTGCCAATGTACCGCCACACCAATTCTCAAAAAAGTCTGCCTGTAACTTTGTTAATCTCTTTTTAGAGTCTGTTTTAATCTCTACTAAGAAAGTATGGTTTTTATATCCCACAAGCAAATCAACAGGTAAACCAATAATCCACACAGTTGCACCAGAGGCACGAAGCACACTGACAATTTGCTCTTGATTAGCGTCAACACGGGCGGCTCTCCTCATAGTAATGTCCCATCTTTGATTCGGTTCATGTATTCCCTTATGCGATCTCTTGCACCAGTGCCATAAATTCGCTCGGCTCTCTCAAGTCTCGCACTAATGAGGTCACGATTCTTTCCCCACTCCCAATTCCGATACAGCTCTCTGGCTTCTGCTTGCTCTAGGATTACTCTATCGCTTGGGCCTTGAATGTTACGTCTGCTCCAAGTCACCAGTTAGCTCCAATGCTTGATTGATTAGACGTACGGGATATGGTACGCCTTCCTTTACTCTGTCTAGCAGTCTCATAGCTTCAAAGTAGTTCATGCTCTTCCCCTTATTTGAGCCATCTTCGCCAATGTTTCCAGCGGAATGGGTGCGGCTTTTTTCGCATCCTCTGCAATCTTCAGCAAAGCAGGGTCAGGCTCATTTGATGACGCAACAGTGAGCCTTACTTTGTCGGCA